ACAGGAGAAGCTAATAGTGGGTGGATTCATGTTTCATATAAAGATGGCTCAAATAGAAAACAAGTATTAACATTTGATGGAAAATCATATACTAATGGATTACCAGAAGCCAAATGGTCTGGTGGAAAATTAACTAACTAATAGGAGTTTATTATGCCAATGGGAAAAGGAACTTATGGGTCTAAACGAGGAAGACCACCAATGAAGAAAAAGAAAAAATCTAAAAAGAAGAAGAAGTAATGGCTACAAAGAAACCTATATATGCTAAAGCTAGACCTAAGAGATTAGGGAAACCAAAATCTTTTAATAAAAAGTCTAAGGCTTATAAATCAAGCAAGAGAAAGGCTGACAAGCTATTTGGTAAAAAGGTTTCTTTGTATAAAAACATCTTCATTTCTCAAGCTATTAAAAAATATAAACCTAGAAAGAAAAAATGATTGGATATACAACAACAAAAACTTTAAGTGAGTTTATTAATAAACGACCAATGAAGAAGAAAAAAAAGAAGAAAAAGAAAAAGGCTAAAAAATGAGTTTATTTGATAATACATTTGCACCAATAGGACTATCCATTCAAAGAGGTAATGTTGGTAATTTTTCTGGTGTACATAAATTTGGATTAAACACTTCTGTAGTAAGTTCAGATTTTGAAACAGTATGGGATGGGAATAACACATACACTTACCCATCTTCATCTGGTACTGCTACTGCAACTTCTTCTGATTCAGATGACAATACAGGAACAGTTAAAATATTTGGCTTAGATTCTAATTATGATTTAGCAGAAGAAACTTTGACTATTGGTGGTAGTGCTGGAACAGTATCTTTTATCAGAGTATTTAGAGCAGTAATGGTTTCTGCAAATACAGGAAATACAAATGTTGGAACAATTACAATAACAGTATCCTCTACAACTGTTGCTCAAATTCGTGCTGGTTATGGTCAAACTTTGATGTGTGTTTATACAATCCCTAGAAAATACAATGCCTACTTAATGCAGATAGATTTAGGTAGTTCTAAAGATTTAGAAAATGAAATTAGATTTATTTCAAAAGAAATAGATAATGGTAATGTTTGGAACACAAAAGCATTTATAACTACAAGAGGTGGATTTATAGAAAAAAATTATATCGTGCCTATAAAATTTACAGAAAAAACAGATTTAGAATTAGTTGCTAAAGCTTCAGCAACATCATCAGTAAGTGCTGGATTTGAATTAATCTTAGAGAAAGTAGATCAAAGCTAATGAGTGATAGAACTGCATTACAAAAAATAGAATCTCACGAAAAACTTTGTCGTATTATGCAGAAAGCAACACATGATAAAATTCACGATCTACAATCACAAATAAATAGAATTGAAAAGATAATGCTTATTTCTGTTGGTGCATTAATAAGTTCAATGGCATACGTAATTATGCTTTTGATTGACAAAGTGTAAAGCTTTACAAAAAGCAAAAAAGAAAGTACAAGCAATAATTGTATGAATAAGAGAATCCTTGTTATTAGCGACATGCATATCCCATACCATCATAAAGATTCTATAAGCTTTTTAAAAGAAATTAAAAAAGAATTTAAACCAGATAGAATTATTAATATAGGCGATAGCTTAGACTTCCATGCTATATCAATGCACGATAGTAACCCTGATTTATATTCTGCTGGACACGAACTAAAAGAAGCTAGAAAATACATAAAAGAATTAGAAGATATATTTCCAGAAGTAACAGAAGTAGATAGTAACCATTCAAGCTTAGTTTATAGAAGAGCGCTAAAATATGGAATGAGTAAAGAATTTTTAAGAGATTATGGAGATTTTCTAGGTACAAAAAAATGGAAGTGGATAGATGATTTAACACTTACTATGGGAAATGGACAAAGATGTTTTTTTACGCATGGTCGTAGTGCAGATGTATTAAAAACAAGTCAAGCTATGGGCATGAGTTGTGTTCAAGGACACTATCATACAAAGTTTGTAATATCTTGGTGGGCAAATCCTGATAATTTATTTTTTGGCATGAATGTTGGTTGTTTGATAGACCAAAAAAATATGGCTTTTGCCTATGCAAAAAATTTTAGAACAAGGTTTATTCTAGGTTGTGGAATAATCTTAAATGGTGTGCCACGATTACTGCCTATGGTACTTGACAATCAAGGTAATTGGATTAAGAAGATAGTATGACCTCAAATACACTAAAAAAGACCCTTTTAAAGAGCCATAGAGCCTCGCACAGCGATAATTCTGCATTTTCTGAACAGGTATCAGGGAATCACTATAAAAGCCTTAAAATCCAGCCTTTAGAATATTGCATGGCAAACAATTTAAACGCATGTCAAACTCATGTAGTTAAATATGTTTCCAGATATGACAGAAAATGGAAAGACAAAAAAGATCAAATTAAAGATTTAAAAAAAGCAAAGCATGTAATTGATATGCAAATAGAATTATTGGAGAAAGAATAAAATGTGGTTGAATTTATTATCGTTAGGTGTAAAGACAGGTGCTAAGCTATATCAAAATAAACAACGAACAAAACAATTATTGTCAGATGCTCAGATGCGTCATGCAGAGCAAATGGCGAAAGGCGAAATTGAATATAAAGCAAAAGTTATTGAAAGTAATGACAATGGATTTAAGGACGAGTTTGTTCTTATTCTCGTATCTATTCCTATTTTGTTATTGGGTTGGTCTGTGTTTTCTGACGATCCAGAAATTCGTAATAAGCTAGATACTTTTTTTGAGTACTTTAGCAATCTACCTTATTGGTATCAAGCTATTTTTATTGGAGTAGTTTCAGCAATCTATGGTTTAAAAGGTGCTGACATTATGCGTAAGAAATAGTATGATGTCCAAATGGACAAAATCAAAACTGATGCAGTAATCACAGATTTAGAATTACAATTAGAAACAAGTAACAATCCTTATGGTTCTTTTGTTAATTTTAAATTTATAGATACTTTCCCAAGCTTTCCAAAATTAAATGACATGATTTTTGAAATTAAAAAAAGGCATGATGTTGATTTAATTAATTATGAGTATTCTTATACAGGAATACATGAAGATACCGATTTACAATATTTTGATATTGTTAGAAACTAGGGCAGTTCAGAACCAGTTAAGGAACCACCCTAGCCAAACTACTCACTCTCGCTTATAGTTCTATTTACTAACTTCAAAGATTGTTAGTAAAATTCATTTAATCTATTAATTTCTTGTTAGCTTTTCTGTAGCTATATTATTAATAGATTGTTGCTTCAAGTTTTCACAATAGCTATGACCATTCTTCGCTTCTATTTTACAATATAGATATACTTTCTTTTTATCAGAAAGTTGTTTCTTAACACTTTTATATCTATCATCATTAGTAGCTTTTACTTTAGCTAACGAAACAGAAAGTGATTCATTAGTCATTTTTTCATTAACCACATAATCAAAAACCTCTTGCGCCTGATCTTTAACTTCATCATAATCTATTTCTGATTTGATAAATCTTTTATCAAGCGCATCAAGGTATGCGATTATCCTATGAGGATCAAAAGATTGTGGTCGCATTGTGATGTATTTAGCTAACTCGTTTGACATTAACCTAGTTCTTGTTCATACATTTCTGGGTTAAAATCAGTTGCATTTTCTTTAGCCCAATCTATTTCTTCTCTTGGACTTTCTGGCAACTTATCATCAGTAAGCTGAATACCTTGTTTAGCTTGTTGATAATTTTGTTGTGGTTGTGGTTGAGGATTATAACCAGCTTTATTAAATGGTTTAACCATATAGCAAGTTACAACTTGTTCCATACCATCGCCATATTTTGTTGGCTCGTTTTGTTGCGTTTTACTACCCCATTTAAGAACATGCCCAGATCGTACATACTCTTGTACTTCTGGACTGTTTAACCAATTGGAAATCTCATTAATTCCATATAGCTTTTTAGTTATGCTACATTGAAATTGAGCCTTGTTTGATGAGGCTTGATATTCCATTTTTGGTGCTTTGTTTCCTGTGCTATATAGCTTTAAAGAAAGCCCACAGAATGGTAGTCGTTGCGTTTGCATTTGTGTCATGTTTTATCCTTATTGTTTCTGTTTTTGTTTTTTAGGTTTATTACTTTCCATAGCTAACATCATATATTTAGCACCAAGAAAAGCATTAAACATTTCTTTATTTAAAGGAAGTTCCTTAACTTCAATCTTGCTATCTTTTTTAGGCAACCTAATGATTAAACCTTTAGCAATTTTTTGTTTAGTTTCTTCCTCGTAGGCATACTTATATGCATTTAACTGTAATGTATAATCAAATGATATATGATTACTTGTTTTAATATCTGCTAAAACAAGATTGCCTTGCTTGTCCTTTAGAACAAGATCAAGAGTACCAGCATAGTTATGTTTTTTAGAAAATATTTTTTTTTCTAATTCAACTACTTCATACTCTTGGGTTTTCCACCAATCTAAAAATAACTGAAAGCAATTAACAACTGCTTTATCAGATTGGTTAGGAATTTTTTTACCTTGTAGGAAATCTTCTATCAAGCCATGAACTACACTTCCAACTAAACCAGCATCATCTTTGATCTTGTCAGTTTTATTTGTAGCTTGATGTATTATTCTTTCAAGGGATACTCTGTCTAATGTTTGACCACTATCCATAATATTATTAATTGAATCTTTTATCTCTCTTACAGGAGTATAAACTAACCAATTAACTAATTGAGGTTTTGGAATACCTTTACCACATATTCCTGTTACACTTTCAACTTTCTCGCCATTGCAATAATAGATATGGTTTTGATCATCAAAGTCTAACTCGATACCATTTTTTAATTTATGTTTAATGTACATGTTTTCCTTTTCTAGTTTAGACGCTCTATTAATTGTGTAATATCATATCTATAATATTTAGATAGACAAAACAATTTAGAAACATCAGTTTTTATACCTTTCTCAAATTTATATAAATCAAAAATTGAGTTAAAGTACACTGGGTTATCTTCTACTACTGCCTCGGCAGTAATATCTTTATTAAGTCTTACATTTTTAAATTTAAGACCTATTATCTGATTTAAAAGTTTGGCATTGGGTTTTTTCTTAAAATCCTCTACCATTCCTTTAACCATATAATCTGTTTTGATTTGTTTATTCATATTTTCCTTTCTAGTTCAAAATAGAATGACCACGATTGATTAAACACTTTCTAGTTAAAGCTTCGTATTTAGTATCCATCGTAGGACTTACTGACCAATATAAAATATTACTAACAAAATTACTATTTTTTTTAGCAATAGTTTCACAATGTTGTAAGTCGTTGGTTAATTCAACTGCTTGTGATTTATCAAATGTACCACTACGACCAGCAGTATCAACAACAGGATTATACGCGCAAGCTTGTACGAATATAATTAAACATAGCATTTTTTTCATATTTCTCCTTTTCTATTTTTAGCTTTTTTAAGTACTCTTCCATTGTATCGGCTTCTATCTTATCCATTAATTCCATAACCTCTACAAAATATGGATTGTTATCTCCAAATGTGTAACCTTTTTTTATAGATTCATCATTTATAAATTTAAGCCTTTGTTCCTTTACTGACATTATGATCTCCTTTCTCTGCATATTCTTTATCTAGTAAAACTATTTCTTTTTCTATTTTACTTATTAGCTTTTCCATATCTGATTTTAAATCATGATAAGTAAGTAATCTTTCAATTAATCTTGCTTTTTTAAATGAATGATTAATGTCTTTATCTAAACTCATATTATTACTCCTATAATAAATCCAACTACAAAGCATAACCACTCTCGTCTATAATAAAGTTCCAATGCTTTCCAATCAGATTTTGATTTTCCAAAAATTAACATATTTTACCTCCAAAATAATTATCCCAAAATAAATCATCATCTTCTTCTCTAGTTTTTATTGTATGATCTCTAACTTCTTTTGAAATTAAACCACAATTATAAAAGTCATTAAGCATATCTTCAAAAGGATAATGGGTTAATCCATCTTCTTTTGCCACATTCCAACGAACTAAATTATTTTCAATAAAAACATCTTTAAAGTTTTCTACAACTTCATCAATTGTTTTATTTGCTTCTAGCTTTATAGTCATATTTACCTTTCTTGGTGGGGCTATTAACCCCACCGATTTGTTTATTTATATTCTAGCTTGTATTGGATTATTTGAAAAGATAATCAAACCACCAAGTTCTTGTAAGAACCTTGCTCTGTCATCTGATTTTTCTTCGTCATTAGCTAGATTGGTTACAGCATTAGCTAAGTCATATTTAGAAGTAACAAAAGTTTCTCCTACATAATGATTTAACCTTTCAAAGATACCAGCACGCTCAACATCAGATAAACCATGTTTTTTAGATAACACTTCTATTTGATGTGAGTTGATTTTTTTCTCAGTAGCTTCTTTTAACTTATCAAGGTTTTCCTGAAATAATTCAGGATTACTAATAAGGTCTAACTGCTGACCCATTTTATCAACAATGGTTTTCCACTGTTCATCATTATCTACATCAATAATCATTTTACCAACATGCTTAGCATAGAACTGATTTAGATATTCTGGTGCAACCATACCATTAGTACATACTAATCTATAAATAAATGGCTTAACTACTAAAGAGCCACCACCTATTTCAGAGTTAGTAATAGTAATACCACCTTGAACAAAATCGCCTTCAACTACTTCGCCTTCAAGCTTTGGTAAAACAGCAGTAATGTTCATGGTATCTCTATCGTAATGTGCATACTTTAACTCAGCACCCATATCCATTAACCTTTCTAATGAAGCATTAGCAACTACATCGCTATCAATTCTTTTATAACGATTAGTCAATACTGCTCTACACTCATTAATAGGTTCTTGATCATAAGTTCTAAGCATTAGTTCTCTATTCTTATTATTCTTAATCCAAAAATTAAGATTATGAGCAACTAAATCTTGGCTTACAGGTAAGCATTTTGAAATATACCTATGACCAATTTTTAATTTACTACATAAGTTATTAAGAGAACTATCGTTTAGCACATATTCTCCTTGTGATAAATGATCTACTTCTATTGTTGGATAAACAGAATCATAATCATTTACATTAACTTTCATGCCTTTAAGATCAACAAGATAATCTCTTTTGTTTTTTGTATCTTCATTGATGTTATTAAGCATATCTTTTATGTCTTGACCTTTTTTCATTGTGTTTCCTTTTCTAGTTATTGTTAGTGTTAATCGAAAATGTTTTTTCTTTAAACAGTTCCGAAGTTATTGGCTCTCCTTTAGAAAACCAAATTCTTGTCGTTAAACCATAAATGCTTTCATCATAAAAATATGAAGCATAATATAGTTCTGTATTTAATTGTAAAAGATAATCAGAAAATTCTTCAACTGATTTAAACTCTTTAGTAATTAAAGTGTTATTATTTTTTATATTAATTGATCTCATATTAGTTACCATTCATTAATATGTTACCTGATCTTCGTTTAGATTGAATACTAAAAGTATAACCATACAAAGTATAAGGTTCGCAAACTTTTAAATCCCATATCTCATTAGTCATTTGATCAATAAAATAGTGTAAGTGAACTACAACATTTTGCCTTAACCATTTTCTAAAATCATCTTTACTAAAAAATGATTTAGTTATTCTAGTATTACCTTTTGTAATATTAAGTCTAATCATATTTACCTTTCTAGTTTTTCGTATTGATTATTTAGCTAACATCATCAGTATAACTTGCTAAAGGTTATAGAAACTATTTTATAAAATTTTCTACATCGTAGGTCTTACCACACTTTGCGAGGCACCCCTTGGATTAACGAACAACCTTGATATTGCCAGAGTAGGTTTGGAAGCTACTTTTACCGAACAAGGATACGAGGTGCAAAACTTAGAATTACACGCCCAAGGCTCTGAACCGATTTTTATGCGTTTATAGAAGAGTACCGATTAAACATATTCTATATACAAAAACTATGCCTTAAATAGAAGTATAAGTAAATAACTATCTTTTAAGTAAATACTCGCTTTTTTAGAATAAAAGTCATAAAAAAGTAAAATTTTATTCTTACTAGTAAGGGTTTTATAAGTAATAGTTGATTTAATGTTCAAATCGGTTAATAATAAAGTCGAGTGTATTCATTATGCTCCCTTTCTAGTTATAAATGGGGAAAGTTTATACCGATTTCTTTCCCCACTAACTCACAGGAAAACACATGGATAATAAACTAAGAATAGCTTCAATGCTTGTTGCTCATAGGTATGCAAAAAATTTAACACAAGTTCAAGTATCAAAAAAAATAGGTGTTACATTTCAGCAAGTTCAAAAGTATGAAAGAATGATTAATAAAATTACATCTGATAAATTAATTGAGTTTTGTAATTCTTTAGATGTTAAATTACAATCATTTCAAGATGGCGACCCTTTTCAAGTTCTAGATGGTGCTGATATTTCAATTTTAAAAAAAGAAAAAGCTTTAAGCATAATTGAAATACTATTTAGCAAATATGAAAAGCCTTTATTATTAACTAAAGAGATGGAGATGACAAATGATCAAAGTGCAAGTAGATAAAGTATGGCTAGGCAAAGTAAGTGTAAGAGATTACATTTATAAAAAAGCTTTAAGATTAAAAGAATCTTTAGGGATTGTTCATGGTAATGAATATATGTTTATTCCTTACGAAAAATTAAAATCTGCAAAGACTTACACACAAGAAAGTTTTAAAAGTAAGTTTAATGGCAAAGAATATAGGCTTGTGGATTTTGATTGGAAGCCTTATAAAGAAACAAATACAAATCAAAGGAGTTTATTATGAGTGGAGAAGATTTTTTAGATATTCCTAAAACTGATGAAACTCAACAATCAACACCAGAAGAATATTATTTCTCAAAATCTAAAAACCAATGGATTATGGTTTCTGATATGTCAGATATGCATGTTCGTAGAGCCTTTAAAAGATTATTAAAAATGATAAGGCTTGGAACATTAGTAGAACTTTCTGATTATAATGGAGATACTAATAATAATGAAATTCAAGTAGAATTAAATGCTATTGAAAATCATGTTTTTAAAATAAGAGATAAGTTAAGTGGCTGAATTAAATAATATACATTTTGAAATTATAGATAGAAATAGACATAGAAGATATGAACAAATGAAAAAGCAAGACAAAGAAAGATTTGAAAAGTTAAAAAGAATTGGTTGTATTGCTTGTTCTAAAAAAGGTTTATTTTCTGAACCTATAATTCATCATATTAGAAAACATACAGGATTAGGATTAAGACCACCACACGATCAAACTATTCCTTTATGCCCAGAGCATCATAACATGGGAAATGAATCAGTACACTTAAACAAAACAAAATTTGTAGAACTGTTCGGATCAGAACTACAATTATTAGACGAAGCTAACGAAAAAATCAAACAACTAGAAAAGGAAAATATATTTTATGACAAAGGAAACGAATAAATTTCATGCATTACAATTATTTACAGATACATTTACTGCTGAAACAGTACATTTAACAAATGAAAAAGTAGGGATTTATATAAGACTATTAAGTTTTGCATGGACTAAAAATACAAAGCCATTTACAACTGAATCAGCTTTTAGAATATGTCATTGTATGAATGATCAGTGTTGTATTAATGTTTATGAGGTTTTAGAAGAATTTTTTAAAGTTGAAAAAGAATGTGACGATAGAAACCTTAAAACTTGGTACCATAAAAGATTAGTACAAGAACATGATTATTTAAGCGATAAATACAAAAGAAGATCAGAAGCTGGTAAAAAGGGTGGTCTAGCAAGAGTTGAAAATGCTTTAAGCAAAACTCAAGCACCTATACCTAGTCCTAAACCTATACCTATAAATAAAATATATGACCAATCATTTGAAAGACTATGGAAAGAATTAAAAATAAAAAGAGGATCAAAATTTAAAGCTTACAAGGAGTTTAATAAAATTAATATTGAAGAAATTACTAACGAACAAATTGTAAGTATTTATAACAATCAAATAAAAGGTATAGAAGAAAAAAAATATATCCCGCATTTTGCCACTTGGTTATCTCAAAGAAGATGGGAAATTGAAGAAGATAACGATATGCCAGATTTAGTTGATAGGCTTAAAAAACTAGGTTATCAACATTTAGGTAATGAGGGAAATTTTGAAAAATTCACTAAAGATGGTAAAAACTATAAAATTGATATTTATGATGAAAAACATCAAATGCAATTAGTCCAATGATGGCAATATTAAGGATTTTTAAGTATTGCAGAAAAAGGATTATTGCATTAAGTATCGAGAATAGACAATTAAAAATGCAATTAGAATACCTTAGAGCCACACTAAACCAAGATGAACATACAAAGCATTAAATATGGCAGAAAAAAGATACAAGTCAGGTTTGAAATATTAAAAAATCTATATGGATATTTTGAAACAGAAAAAGAAATACTTGTGATTGATAGTAGAGTAAAAGGTTTAAGATTATTTAATACAATAATGCATGAATTATTTCATTTAATAATACATTATTCAGGAATCAAGGTGCATGACAAAGGAGAAGAAACTATTGCACAAGTAGTAGGAGATGGCTATGCAAAGATATTTAAACAAAACCCTAATCTTTGGAATATTTTAACTAAACTTATAAAAGGATAAATAATGGAAATACAAGAAATTAATATTGATGAAATTAAACCATACAAAAATAACCCTAGAGAAATTTCAAATGAAGCAGTTGAAAAAGTTGTAAAATCAATTAAAGTTTTTGGATATAATCAACCTATTGTTGTAGATAATGATAATGTTATTGTTGTAGGACATACTCGTTGGAAAGCTTTAAAAAAATTAGGTAAAGAAAAAGTATTTATAATTAAAAAAGATTTTACTAAAAATAATGCTGTCGCTTATAGAATAATGGATAATAGAGCTAATGAAGAATCTAAATGGCAAAATAAATTATTAAAAGAAGAATTAAATTTATTACAAGATGAAAACTTTGATCTTGATTTGACAGGCTTTGATGAAACTGAATTAGATCAATTTTTTTTACCTAAAGATGAAGATAATAAAATAGGGGATATTGATTTAGATATAGCACAAAATGATGTTAAAATGATTCAAATTTTTTTTAATCCAGAACAAGAAATAAGTTTTAAAGAAGCTATAGAAAAATTATATGAAAAATATAAAGTAGATAATATTTCTGATGCAGTTCTACAAGCAGTTGTAAATGAATCAAATAACAGTTAAACAAATACTTTCAGACGCAAAGATAAAAGAACTTGAAGGTAATTTTGTAAATGAAACACACATTGAACATTTAATTACTAAAGATACTATAATTGTTAATGAGGATAATGATCTTGTTGGTGTACTTATTAAAAATGCAGTAGATAAAAATATTTTAGATTCTTGTAGAACATCATTTAGAAAAGCTAGTAAAAGGTCATCAAACAATAGAGGTATGGCATCAGGTAACCTTGAAACAATTTATAAAGTTGGCGATAAAATAGGCGATAGGGTTATAGGTAAAATTGATGGTTTTAGATATACACCTATAAACATTAAAAATGGTAAATTATCTAATACAAGTTATGCTTTAACTGTTAATAGCAGTACTGTTGGATTTAGTGATCGTTATCCTAGAATACCATATTGCAGAACAACAACTTTTACTCAAAAAAATTTACCAGAATATAAGAAAATGATTCCTTATATTTTTAAAGTAAATGAAATTTACAATAAATATGCAAATAAGCAGTATATTAAACAAAAAAAATTAGCTGAATCAACTAATCAAGATTTTATTATTAAAGATACAGCTTTTACAACTGTTACTGTAAATAGAAATTTTAGAACAGCTTGTCATTATGATAAAGGAGATTATAAAAATGGTATGGGAAATTTAGGTGTTTTAAGTATTGGGAACTATAAAGGTGGTGTTACAGTAATACCTAAATATGGTGTAGGATTAGATGTTAGAGATGGGGATATAGCATTATTTGATGTTCATGAGTTACATGGTAACACTAAACTTGAAAAACGAGGTTATGCTGAAAGAATAAGCATAGTATGTTATTTTAGAGAAAAAATGTTGTATTGTGGAAACTCTGATTATGAATTAAAAAGGGCTAAGAGCAACACAAAAACAATGTTCACAGAAGAAGAAAAAAATAAAGCTGATAAAATATTAAAAGAAATTGATGGCTAATATACATATAGCAATGGCTAACACAGTAGCAAATAGTAATATTTATCCTATTTTTATACCATCTAAAAATCGTGAAGATGGGAAAACATTTAACTTACTTAAAGATTTAGATTGCGATAAATATATAGTTGTTGAACCACAAGATTTTGAAAAATATCAAAAATACAATGATAATTACCAAGTAATTAAAATTGATAAAAATAATCAAGGGTTACCATATGCTAGAAACTTCCTTAAAAAATTTGCAGAAAGTAAATACGATTGGTTTTGGCAGATTGATGATGATATTAGTCAATTTTTTGAAACTAAAAATAATAAAAATGTTAAAATAAACCCTGAAATAGCATTAGATAAAGCACAAGATTTATTTAAGGTTTTGCCTGTAGCATTAGGAAGTTTAGAATATCAACAATTTGCATGGAGTCAAAAAAAGGACTTTAAACTTAATAGTTACGCTGATTGTGTAGTTTGTTTTAATACTAAAAGAACTAAAAAGTATAAATACGATAATAAACAACAACTAAAACAAGATAGAGATTTAGTATTACAAATTTTAAACGATAAACAATTTACCATGAGAACTTGCAAAATATCTTTCGGTGCACCAACCATGGGTACTAATAAAGGTGGGTTACAATCTATTTATAGGGAAAATAAAGAAAAAGACGCTGTAGAACACTTAATCAAAAAGTGGGGTAGCAATTTAATAAAGATTCAAGTAAAAGATCAAAAGCAAGGAAAACGATATGATGCTAAAATTAATTGGAAGCATTTTAAAGTAAATTTAAACATTTAAAAAGGACATAATGGCACGACCAATGAAAAAAGTAGATGAAGAAGCTATCAAAAAATTAGCCCAATTACATTGCACTTATGATGAGATTGCAGAGTTTTCTGGAGTATCTACAAAGACTTTACAAAGGAATTATGTCCACCTTATAAAAAAGGGTAGAGAGATGGGCAGAATTAGTTTAAGAAGAGCGCAATTTGAAAAAGCATTATCTGGTAATGTAGTTATGCAGATATGGTTAGGAAAACAACATTTAGATCAAAAAGATAGAATAGAACAAACTACATACAACGAGCCTTTGCCATTAATTATTAATGCTAAACCAGATGAAATAGAAGATGGCAAAAAATAAAGGTAATGTATTCGGTGCAGTTGTTGAATACACTAAAACTGAAAAAGGTACATCTATTGGCAGAAGACCAATAACAAGCACAATGAACAAAAACAAACGAAGACAACAGAAAGCAAAGTATCGTGGACAAGGAAAATAAAAGAAGCAACTTCTATCCTACAGGAGAAATTATAGATTATAGTTTGCCTCAATCATTTACTAAAGCATTAAAGGGTGCATCATGTGGAGATTGTGGGCTTTATAGTAATGCTAGGTCATTTTGTGGTAGATGGGGCGCTAAAGGTGTTAAAGATACTTATGTATGTCACGAATGGCGAAAACGACACTTCAAAAGATAACAGAAGAATTAGATACTCTTGCTAATCTTTATAATAAAACACAAGATAAAAAATATAAAGTAGCTTGGTATAAATTACTCGATAAACTAAAATATCTGTGATATTTATGCTTCATGGCTAAATATAAAAACAGAACTGTAAAACTTAACAAACCCATGCGTGGAGATGTTAAGAAGTTTAAAGTATTTGTAAAGAATAGAAAAACAGGCAGAGTAGTCAAGGTTAATTTTGGCGATAAAAAGTTATCTATCAAAAAGAATATTCCAGCTAGAAAAAGATCATTCATGGCGAGGTTTCGTCCTATCTTGGCTAAAGCTAAACGATCAGGCAAACAATTAAATACAACTCCTGTATATTGGGCAGTTAAATCATGGCAAAAAGGTTTTAAAGTATAATGGATAAGATTGTTTATAAATTCTTTGGCTTTATAGATAATTGCTTTGCATGGATAGAAAGTAAATTTAAAAAGAAGAAGAAAAAATGAGAGATACTAAAGCTTTAGAATCTTTTAGAAAACATGCAGAAAAAAAACTAAAAGAAATGAATTTAACTAAGTATCTTAAAAAAGAAGTTGAACATGGTGCTAATGGTACTCAAAAGTATGTAATTAAAAAAGGAATTAACAAGGGCAAGATAGCTAAATAATATGGGTAGGATTATGAACTATTACTTTACAGGAATATTGATTTTAGGATTTGTATTTTTAGCATTTTGTATGAAGCCATTATGAAAATTAGTGAAGATACAAACATAGGATTACCACTTAGAAATCTAATAGGCTTAATTAGTGCTATAGTTATTGGTGCATGGTTTAGCTTTGGAGTTATTGAAAGACTTAATCAACTTGAGACTAAAAATCAATTATTTGAGCAAGATTTACTTGAAGCATCTGTTCAAAAACCCATAGATCAAGAGCAATTTATGTTATTAGAGCATATTGCTGAGGGTTTAGAAAAGCTAACAATTAGAGTTGATGACATGATGAATAACAAAGTTAATATTGATAGATTGCAACAAGATGTTGAAAGACTTAGAATTGATACAGAAAAACTAAAAGATTCTGTTAGAGCCAATATAGGCAGATTAAATGGAGATCACTAATGGTAGGTTTTGTATTTGTATTATGCTTATTTATTAATGGCGAGTTAGTTGAACATAGAATACAAGATAGTTTATCTACTTGCTTAAAGATGAAAAGAGAAGCAACAAGAAATATGAATATGGATAATAAACAATTTATGTGTGGAGAAGTACAAGCTGAACTAGAAGAAAATATAGATGGAAGTAAATCAATTAAAAA